GTGCCATCAATCTATGTTGAAAACTTAGATGAGTTAATTGCAAAAATGAAAAAAGTTGATCCTGATTTGCAAAAAGAATTTAGGCGCGGATTAACTAAAGCTGTAAGACCTGTTGCAAAATTGGCACAAAGTTTTGTACCACACTCACCATTCCCAGGCTGGCGCGAAATTGAACCTAACTACCCACCACAATGGGGTTGGGCTAATGATCAAGCACATAGAGGTAGAACAATTGGTGAGAATAAAAGAAGCCGTTGGAAGTGGTCACAAACCGAAGTTATACGCGGCATAAGAGTAAGTACTGCTAAAACTAAAGTACAAAGAATTAAAGGCGTTACATTTGGTGTAACTGCAATAGCCGTCATAAATAAATCTGTACCAGGTATAATTTATGAATTAGCAGGTTTTGGATCATCAAGATCACGCGGTAGAACTAGGCGCGTAAGTCGTAATCCAAATGCAAGTGAAGCATTTATCGGTAAATTGCAGGGTACTGCCAATGGTGGTTACAGAGAAAAAAGATTGATTTATAGGGCATCTCAACAATTAGGTGGCCAAGTAAATGATAATCTATACGGAGTATTAAAAAAATATCTAGGCAAAGAATTTAGAGGTTAATCATGGCATTGAGTCAATATGTAGCGATTAACTTTTTAACTAAGTTTGATAAAAAAGGTTTAGAGCGTGCCACTAAAGAGCTAAAAGGTTTTGACAAACTAGTAGCTACTGGCACATTTAGATTAAAAACTTTTGCTAAAGCCGGCGCAATTGCGGCCGCAGCCGGTTTGACTATTTTTGCTAAACGATCAATTGAAGCGGCTTTAGCTCAAGAAAAATTAGATAAGCAATTACAATTATCTTTAAGAAGCCTAGACGAAGAATTTAGATTCCCTGAAATTAAGGGGTTTTTAGATACTTTAGAACGCGCTACAAATGTTACTGGCGAACAGCTAGTACCTGCATTTAGAAAATTGGTAACTCAAACCGGAGATTTACAATCAGCACAATTTTTATTAAGCACAGCCTTAGATACAGCCGCTGGCACAGGTGTAGATTTAAACACTGTTTTAGATGCCATAAATAAAGCCGCAATAGGCAATTACAAATCAATAGTATCGTTAGGTATTGGATTTACCACGGCAGAGGCAAAAGCAGCTGGATTTACTAAAATTATTCAAAGCCTTGATAAGTATCAGGGTGCGGCAGAAAAACAAACCAAAACATTTTCAGGTCAATTAGAGTCATTTCAAATAAGCGCGGGTAAAGCTACTGAAACTTTAGGTTTAGGATTTTTAACCGCAGGCGCATACATAACCGGCGCACAAGGTAAATTAGATGTTTTTGGTGCAACCCTTGAAACTACTGCCACACAATTTTCAGATATTTTAGTTGGATCAGCAAAATCATTTGGCGATAAAGGTTTAGGTGGTTATTTAGATTTAGCGTTAGTCGCACTAGAAGGTTTAGTTGGCGAATCAGTAACCCTACAAAAATTGGAAAAAGAAGGCATTAAAATAAGAGAACAGCGCATACTGCAAGAACGCGGCTATTTAGGTTTATCACAATTAACTATTGATGCGCTAGAACAACAAAGATTATATGGCAAAAAAGAATTAACCACAGAACAAATCTTGCAAAAAATACAAAAAGATATTTTGGCTAGAGAAAAGAAATTGACCAAAGAAAAAAAATTACAAAGAACATTTGATGAAAAGAAAACCCAATTAGAAGGTATGTTTGACCTAGAAAAAATAAACCTACAAGCTGCATTGAGTAGAAAATTATCAGGCGAAGATCAAATCCGCGTAGAGATACTTAAGAAGTTGGCAGAGGGTACAGCCGAAGCAATTGATGAAGCGGCTAGATATGCAGACGTATTAAAGGTAATTGAAGATGGTCAAATCACAACTGAAGAAGTTGAAATGCTGGCTGAAAAATGGGGAATAACTGGGCTTGAAGTTATATTGTATTTAAAACTTTTATTTGACTCTAATGAAGAATTAAGAAAAATGTTAGGGTTATTAGATGAAATTGGCAAAAAGGCCAAAGGCATTAGTTTTAGATTTGATCCGGCAAGATTTAGAATGGGTGAAGAAAAAGATAGAATTGGCGAGCCTGAATTACCTGAAAGTGATGAGCAAGAAAGACTAAGAAGATTTCGTGAATTAGGTGCGCCTGAATTTGCATTAGGTGGCATTGTTACTAGACCCACCGCCGCCATAATTGGTGAGGCTGGGGCTGAGGCAGTAATTCCATTAGATCAGATGGGTAGTATGGGTGGTAGCGTAAATATCAATGTTGCCGGATCAATTATTTCCGAAGGTGAATTACAATCAGTAATCCAAAATGTTTTATACAACATGAACCGAGCAGGATCGGTAAGTCAATTAACTAACTTAGGTAGATAATGTCAGCTGCTAATTTAAGTGTTGAAATAGATTTTTCCAATGGTGCAACATTTGATCCGGCATTAGTTTTAGATGATCCGGCAACCCCATTAGATAAAGCGGTGTTAGGCACAGATGTTTCAGATGTAATTGACATAACACCCTTTATGACACAATCTTTTATTAAACGCGCATTTAATAGATCGGCAGATTCCTTTGTGGGTGGCAATGCAAGAATTGTTTTTGTAGATCAAACAGGTGAGTTTAACCCAGCCAATACATCTTCACCTTTATTTGGCAAAATTAGGCCAATGCGTAAAATTAGATTTAGGGCAGAATTTTTAGGTGTTACCTATAACTTAGGATCATTTTATATTCAACAATGGGACTACCAAAGCCCTACCGGATTTGATCCGGCTTATGTAACTTTAAATTGTGTAGATGGATTCCAACTATTAAATTTATCAACTTTAACTACTGTTACAGGTGGCGTAGCAGGTCAAACAACCGCACAAAGAATTACGAGTTTATTAGATGCCGGCGATTGGCCAGGCGGTATGAGAGAGATTTCTACAACTGCAACTACAACTGTCCAAGCTGATACCGGCGCATCTAGATCATTATTATCAGCCTGTCAAACAGTAGAACAAACTGAGTTAGGTGCTTTTTTTGTTAATGAATTAGGATTTGTAGAATTTTTATCTAGGGCAGATATTGTCACATTATCAGGTGGTACACCTACATTGTTTAGTGATCAAATAGGGTCAGGTGATATTACCTATCAGGCAGTCCAATTTGATATTTCAGATGAACAAATGATTAACCAGGTTGCAGTAACACGCACCGGCGGTATTACGCAAGTTGCCAGTGATGCGGCATCAATAAATGATTACTTTAAACATAGCAGGGTAAGAAGCGGCATTATGGAAACCGATTTAGAAGCTGAAAATCAAGCATTAACAATTATTGCTTCCCGAAAAGAGCAGGGTGTTAATATCCAGTTGAACTCACTTAAAGTAGATGCCTTTGGTACAGATGACCCATCAAGAACAGTTGCCGCTTTAAATTTGGATGTTTTTGACCCAATACAGGTAACTCAAACATTTCCTAATGGCAATGTGGTATCAGATACCCTAATTGGTGGGGTGGAGTATCAGATAACCCCTAGAAGTTTTATGGTGACTTTTTCATGCGCCCAACCCTTTGCGGTGGGTTTTTTGCTAGACTCTAGCGTTGATGGAATTTTAGATGAAGATTTTATTACTTATTAGGAGTGTGTAGATGGCAACCTTTGTAACCGGTCAAGTCTTAACGGCGGCTCAAATGAACAGCATCGCCAATCTTACTGTTAGGGGTGTATCAACAACCAGCGATACCTTTGTCCTTGCGGATGCTGATAATAAATTGATTACTTATTCAAATACAGGTACTACAACAATTACAATACCACCAGAGAGTTCAGTGGCCTTCACAACTGGATCAGTAATAAATGTTATTAAAATTGGTGCAGCTGGCACTGTAAGCATTATTCAAGGTGCTGGCGTAACTGTTGCATCTGCCGGCGCAACATCAACAAATCCAACAATAACAACTACTTTTGCAGCCGCAAGTTGTATCAAAGTTGGTGCAGATAGTTGGTATGTGGTAGGCCGAATAGCCTAATATGTCAAGCACAATTTTAGGGATCATTGCTAGTAGTGGTAGTGCAGCACCAGTTGTATTTCCTATTATTGTTGCACACGATACTACACCATTTGTTAGTGCCTACCCTTGGTCACCTGGCTTTGGTACAAAGTATGCAAACCCAGCATCATTGCCGCCTGGTAATGGTAGGGCAGTAGATTTTAATTTAGATGGTACAAATTTAGCAATGGCAAGTGCAACAACGCCATTTATTGTGGGTTATTCTTGGTCAACAGGCTTTGGTAGTAAATATGCTAATCCTGCAACATTGCCAGCTGGTCAGGGTACTGATATTCATATTAGTAAAAATGGTGCATCAGTAGTTATATCACATTTAACTACACCAAGAGTTAGTGCTTATCCATGGTCAGCAAGTGGTATTGGTACGAAGTATGCTAATCCTGCAACATTACCCGTAGATGATTCTTTAACCGCACAGTTTAGTCCGGATAATGCTTATGTTGCCGTTGGTTTTAGTACATCACCTAGAATACATGTTTATCCTTGGTCACCTGGCTTTGGTACAAAATTGGCTAATCCTGCAACATTGCCTGTTGATAGTGTTACAGGTGTTGAATGGAGTCCTAATAATTCATCAATTGCAGTATCTGTTAGTGGCCTTACACCTTATCAGGCCGCCTATCCTTGGTCGGCAGGCTTTGGCACAAAATATGCTGATCCAGCCACACTTCCAGCCGGCAATGCTAATGCTATTTCATTTATTTCTGATAGTTCAGCAATTGCTTTTGCACACGAAACTTCACCATTCATAACCGCCTATCCTTGGTCACCTGGTTATGGTACAAAGTATGCAAATCCAGGCACGCTTCCTACCGGTATTGGTAGAGATCTTGAGTTTAGTAATAATGGCGCATCAATCGCTGTTGTTCACGAAACTTCACCATTTGTAACTGCATATCCTTGGTCGGCAGGATTTGGCACTAAGTATGCAAACCCAGCCACACTTCCTACTGGCAGAGGTTTTGGCGTTTTTCTATAATATAACTACTAACAAAGGAATAAATAAATGACAGATGCACCTATCACGCCGCTTCAAGCAAGAATTGATGAAGTAGCACAATATGAAAAAAACATTGCATTGTATAAATCAATGTTGAACAATCTACCAACTGAGTGGCCATCACGACTAGAGCAATACAAAGGTGTCACCGATAAACATGCTGTAATTGGAAAGATTGCGGATTTAGATGATGTTGAGTTATTGTCTGATTTATGGGCGGCAGAAGATTGTGCCAAAGCAATTAGAACTGAAACTTTAGAAAAGCGCAAAGCTGAGGCAATTTTAACAGTTCTAAAAGCATCTAAATAACTTTGTATGTATGGCAAAAATTATAGAACTCACTAGCCCTAATGGATGGCCGGCTAGTGAGGATCGTAAGGCATTGGGCATTGAAACTTTTACAGTGCCAGGCACAAAGATTAGGTTCGCATGTGCCAAAGCCGTTGCACCAATCCTGGTAAGTTTTGCTAAAGATTTCCATGAGTTAGTTGAGCCAATAGATCAAGGCCAACTAGATGATTGGGGTTACGCCTTTAGACAAACCCGGGGATCAGATAAAATTTTAAGTAATCACGCATCCGGCACAGCCATAGATTTAAATGCAATTAAGCATCCTTTGGGCAAGTCAAATACATTTAATAAGGATCAGCGTAATACAATTAACCTGCTAATAACTAAATATGGTTTGACCTGGGGCGGTAATTACAAAAGGCGTAAAGATGATATGCACTTTGAAATTGCGTTAAATCAAAATGAGGTTAAACAAAAAATAAAACAGTTAGGATTAAAATGAAATTAGATGTAAAGAAAAAAGAGATTATTAAGTCTTATCTAAGAAGCGTTGCCGCCGCATCTATTACAACTGCATTAGCCTTAATTGCAGATTGGAACGCTGAATATGCGATTTTGGCAGGTGCTTTAGTTGCACCTTTGGCACGCTATTTTGATCCTAAAGATGACAAGTTTGGCATCAATAGTAAATGACCATGAATGACATCCTTGCACTAGCGGTATCAACTGTAACAATTGTTG